TCGGCATCCTTGAAGGTTCCCCGATCTACAACGCTATCGATGTAACATTCATTCCCGGCAATGTTACCTATCCCGTAGAGTCATCCGTAGGCGACGCTTCGTGGGTTGCTATGGGCACCGCCGCCACTGACAGCGCTGACGCTCTTACAAGCGTTTCACTTTCAGCGTACAAACTTATCAAGACAGTTGAAATCACCGCCAATGTTGCGGCGATGGCTATTGACGCTTTTGAAGACTGGCTCGTTGCAAGACTTGCCGACAAGATTATGAAGGCAATCGATGTTGCTGTTATCAACGGCAACGGTTCCAACAAGGCAACCGGCATTGAGCACACTCTTTCAACCACATTCACAACCTACAGCTCCGCAGGTCTTGACTATGCAGGTCTCTGCGCTTGCTTCGCAGCTCTTCCCGCATACTATCACAACAATGCGACTCTCGTTATGAACCGCCAGACATTCTACGGCTCAGTTCTCGGCATGGAAGACACCACCAAGAACCGCGTTGTAGTTGCTGACGCTCAGTCTCCCGCGAAGTTCAATGTTCTCGGCTATCCCGTAATCGTTGACGACAACTGCGCTACCGACGAAATTCTCTTCGGCGATTTCAAAGCGTACAAGTTCAACTTTGCTCAGGCACCTGAAGTTACTTCAGACGACAGCGTTGCATTCCGCAGCGGCAGCCGCGTTTACCGCGCAATGGCTCTTGCCGACGGCAAACTCGCCGACAAGAATGCTATTGTCCGCTATCTCAAGAGCACAACCTGAGTTTAACCGGGCTAACAAAGGGAAGGGGCGCAAGCTCCTTCCCACTTTAATTTAAAGGAGAAACAAAATGACAAGAGTTATGATAGCGTGCCCCTGCTTCGACCACGCGGATGTCAACTTCGTGCAGTGCCTCGTCAGTCTCGACACATCGGGGCTGGAGTGCAGTATTGTTTTCTGCGCTTCGTCGCTCATCTATGACGCGAGAAACAATCTCGCAATGAGAGCAATTGCGGAAAAATACGACTATGTTCTGTGGCTTGACAGCGATATGATTTTTGAGCCGTCACTGCTCAAGGATTTACTCGCAACCGGCAAAGACCTTGTGAGCGGACTTTTCTTCTCACGCCGTCCGCCATACAAGCCCGCACTGTTTGACGAATGCGGCTACACCGAAGACGAAAAGAACCCCAACGCGAAGAAACCGTTCACTCACAACTTCTATAACTATCCGAAGGAGCAGTTGTTCGAGGTTGCGGCGTTCGGATTCGCGGCGGTTCTGACGAAGGTTGAAACACTTGATATTATTCGCACGGTCTGGGGGCTTCCGTTCACGCCTCTGCTCGGCTTCGGCGAGGATTTATCCTTCTGCCTGAGAGCAAAAGAGATTGACCTTCATTTATGGACAGACTCGAGAATCAAAGTCGGTCACATCGGAAAAATGATAGTCAATGAAGAGGTCTATCAGGAGACCCGCGGACTTGAAACAAAGGATGAGTGATTACAATGGCGAAAGTCGAAACTCTTATTCTCATAAAATCGGACTTGGGCATAACAAACAACAGCCGAGACCGCACGATTATGGGACTCATTGACGAATGCAAAGCAGACCTCGTGAGCTGCGGCGTTATTTACGAAACCTCAGAATCCGACCCTCATATCTACGGAGCGATTCGGTTGTTCGTGATGGCTAATATTGCGGAATCGCAGGATATTCGCGACCGGTGGATGAATCGCTACAACAGCAAGAAGGAGTTCCTTATGCTGATTGAGGGCTACGGCTACGAAAGCGGTGAAAACGATGTATAACGATGAGATTTATCTCGTTGATATTGTCAACACCGTAAACAACGGAACCGTAACGGAGACGGAGGCGAAAACGAGGGTCAACGCCCGCGTTGAATCCGTAAAGCGCAATGAGTTTTATATGGCGAAATCGGCGGGATTTAATCCCGAGGTTGTTTTTGTCATTTCCGACTTCAGAGATTACAACCAGCAGCGCTATGCTGACTGGAACGGTCGCCGCTTCGTAGTCACCCGCACATACAGAGCCGTTGACGAGACGGCTCTTGAAATTGTCTGCGAGGGAGTGACCGAAGATGGCGCAGTTTGAGATGGACTTTTCAGCAGTTGAAAAGGAACTGTCGAAGAATCTCGCGCTCGTCGATGAGGTCGCGCCGAGAATGCTTGAAGAAGCGGCGCCTATTTTACAGAGTGAAATAGTCAAGGAAATGCCCGCGTCAACTTCCCATTACGCGAGCAAGGTTAAAATCGCAAAGCCGAAGAAAGTCAAAAACGGCGGCTGGGTGTCGGCAATAAACTTTACCGGAAAGGCGAAGGACGGCACACGGTTGATGCAGTTAATGGCTTTTTGGGAATACGGCACATATAAATCACAGACGGAGCGCATTCCGAAGACCGGGTTTCTCAAAAAGGCGATTGCCCGAAGCGAGAACGATGTCGTAAAGAAAATGCGCGAAGTTTATGACGAGGAGGTCAACAAGGTATGATTGCTAAAATTGAAAACGCGCTGGCGGGTCTCGGTCTGCCGGTGTTCGATTATTCCTTTGACCGAACCAAGAAATATGTCGGTTCCGACGGCAAGGCAATTCAGATCCGCGACTATATCACCTACGAAACCATTTACGAGCGCCCTTCACTTCGCGCTGACGACGAAGACATTGAGACAGAGATAAACATTGATGTCGATGTGTGGATAGCCGCTCAGGCGTCACAGAGCGCGAAAGCAGACACTTACAAACTGAAGGTTCGCGATGCACTCAGAAGCGCGGGCTATATAATCAATCAAACTGAGAAACTTTACGAAGACGCGACACAGTATTTTCACATTGTCGTCAATGTAACCGATGTCGCGGCAACAGAAAAATACACGGAGGAATCAGATAATGGCTAAAATAATGGCAAGAATGCCGGTTATTGCTGAGAGAACCGAAACCACAAGCTCCGTTTCCTTCTCAAACGGTCTTGCGGTCGGCAAACTCGTTCAGGTCAGCGTCACTCCCAATGTGTCGGATGTTAAGTTCTACGCCGATGACGGTGTTGCAGAGCACAACATTTCCTTCACTGACGCTGCGCTCTCCCTCAATGTTTCAACCGTTCCTACTGACGCGGCAGAGATGATGTTCGGCGCGGACACCAGCGCCACAGACACGATTCTGTGGTACGATGTTCCCTCGAAATATGTCGGCTTCGGTTTCATTTCGGCTGAAAGCATTGACAATGTACAGAAATTCAAGGTGTCGTGGTTCCCGAAGGCGATATTCGCGCTTCCCACAGAGCAGTACGACACAAAGGGTGAGTCAATCACCTTCAACGCTTCCACAATCACGGGCACAGCCGAAAAGGATCCGTTCAACACGGACACCAGCGGCAACGAGGAGTGGAAAGAAGAGTATGAGTTCACAACCGCAGCTGCGGCAGTGACGAAACTCAAAGCACTCGCAGGTATTACCTGATGAACTGAAAGGAGAACTGAAATGAACGCCCACATCATAGACAATGTTTCATACAAACCCAACCTTGTTGAGCTGAACGGCGAGAAATTCGACCTTCAACTCAATATGTTTGTAATGAAAGAACTCCCCGACTTTGAAAAAATCACAAGGAACCTTCAGAACTTCGACAATCTCTTTAAACTTCTTACGGCGCTGATGAACGGCGACCTTGCGAAGCGCGGAGAGGAGAAGCGCCTGAATTCCGATTATGTCGCGGCTTGCATTGACCCGACTAATCTCAGCAAATACACAAAGGCGATTGCGGTTGCACTCGGCGTGACCGAAAAGACCGAAGCTGAGAGCGAACTTGACGACGCAATCGAAGCCGAAGGAGTAGAAGACCCCGAAAAAAACTGATTTACGCAGAGGCATTCAACCTGGATAAATGGTATTTCAGGTTAGTCTGCCTCTGCAGATTCACTGAACACGAATTTTGGTTTGAGCCGATAGGCAAATTGCTCTCGATATGGGAACAGTATTGCCTTTTTAATGGCTTAATTAAGGAATAAACACGGAGGTGAGGTTTTTATGGCAGACGGCGCAAAGATAGGCGCAAAACTCACGCTGGACGGCGAAGCGGAGTATAAAAAAGCGCTAAATGACATAAACGCTGCCATGAAGGCAAACAAGGCGGAGGCAAAACTGCTTTCAGCCGAATACAAAGAGAATACCTCTACTACAAAGAAACTTGAAGACGCCAACAAGACGGCGACAAAGGCGGTCGAACTCCAGAAGGAGAAGGTTGCCGCTCTGAAGGACGCGCTCGAGCAGTGCGACAAGCA